TACGATCAATGGAAAAAAGACAACCCAGATTGGGACAAGGATTGGTCTCAGGGTTGTGCTGGAGTAGGAGAAGTGGGTGAGTGGGCAGACAAACTCATTCAAAAGAACCCAGGGTGGAATGATGTACTCAGAAAGGCATCTAAGATGCCTGGTGCCAAAGTAAAACCATTTAGTTAATTATGCCAAGGAAAAAGTCTTCGGGTATTGGAACAAGTCCTGTTCCTTTTGGAATGAGCAATCGCGTCATGAAAAGGAAGAAACCCATCAATCTTGATTACATTCGTAACATTGATCCATTAACAGACAATCAAGAACGTCTGTTTGATTCTTATGATGGCGGAAAAAATATTGTTGCATATGGAGCTGCTGGTACAGGTAAAACCTTTATCACTTTGTATAATGCATTGCAAGATGTTTTGAACGAGAAATCTCCTTACGAAAAAATTTATATCGTTAGGTCTCTTGTTGCTACTCGTGAAATTGGTTTCCTCCCTGGAGATCATGAAGATAAGTCTTCACTTTATCAGATTCCTTATAAGAACATGGTCAAGTACATGTTCGAGATGCCAACAGATTCAGACTTTGAAATGCTCTATGGCAATCTTAAGAATCAAGGAACGATTAGTTTCTGGAGCACTTCTTTTATCCGAGGCACAACTCTTGATAATGCAGTAATTATTGTAGACGAATTCCAAAACTTGAATTTTCACGAACTTGATTCTATTATTACTCGTGTTGGTGAGAATACTAAGATTATGTTCTGTGGTGATGCAACTCAGAGTGATTTGGTCAAGACCAACGAGAAGAATGGTATCATTGATTTCATGCGAATCCTTCATCAAATGCCTTCTTTTGATATTATTGAATTTGGATTAGAAGATATTGTAAGATCTGGTCTCTGTAAGGAATATCTTGTTGCTAAAGCTGAACTCGGAATGTGATGAAATTTAATCATGTAGAAATTGATCTTCCCAAACTGGAAAGAGATACTATTGACGGTGTAAGATACTATAGTGTTCCTGGTGAGACCGACTCATTTAAGTTGGTCTCTATCACTTCTGTAATCAGTCACTTCAATAAGGACTTTTTTGCTTCTTGGAGAAAAAAAGTTGGAGATGCTGAAGCAGATAGAATTACTCGCAAAGCTACATCAAGAGGAACTGATACTCATACTTTAATTGAGCAGTATCTTCGTAATATGGATTGCAACTCAGATGTTCTTCCAATTTCTGAGATGTTATTTCAAGTTGCAGTCCCAGAACTTAAGCGTATAAATAATATCCATGCACTAGAAGGTTCTCTTTACAGTAAGTATTTGGGTATTGCTGGAACCGTTGATTGCATCGCAGAATATGATGGTGAATTGGCAATCATTGACTTCAAGACATCAAAAAAACCAAAACCAAAAGAGTGGATTGAGCACTACTTCGTTCAGTGTTGTGCTTATGCATGTATGCTTCACGAATTGACTGGATTGTCAGTTAAAAAGTTCGTGATCATCATGACATGTGAAACTGGAGAATGTGTCGTCTACGAAGAAAGAGATAAAGAAAAATATCTTCGTCTATTAACCCAATATATTAAAAAGTTTGTCACAGATAAGTTAACAAGTCTTGACAAATAGTTTGTTATGGATTATGATGATGAAAATTCTTGTTATAAATGTACGCAACTCTTTTAAATCCAATGCAGAATGAACTCGAAAAAGTATTCGAAGATAAATTTTTCTGCCCAGCGAAGTTTGCTCAAGAGATAGAAGGACTTGTGCATAGTGATTTAAATATGAATTATATCGATGCCATCGTATATTTTTGTGAGAAAAATAGCATTGATTTGGAAAGCGTTCCTAAACTAATCTCAAAACCATTGAAGGAAAAGATTAAGTATGAGGCAATGCAGTTAAACTTTCTAAAGCGTAGTTCAAGAGCTAGACTGGTATTCTAAAATTAGCTTTTAATTTCAGTTTTGGTCGAAAAAAACTCCGGCAAAAATTTTCGCGTATTACCTTTTTAGAATGATGCCCTTTGATACCTATAAGACCTATATTGCGCTGAAAAATCACTTTACCCAACCTAATTATGATTACCAAAAGTATTGTGGAAAAATTAAAGCGAGTGTTCAGTCTTTTTACAAGAGAAAAGACAGATTCTGGTTCGAAAAACTGTCCCGCAATAAAACTGACAAAGAAATTGAACATTTTTTTGTCAGCAATTTTGTTATGGCCTCTGATCCTGCTAATTTGTGGGTTGGAAATATCATACGGGAAGGTGATCGAAATTATACTGAATGGCAAAGAAAGATTCAATCGCTGAGTTACGTTTTTAAGGAAGAAACAGAGAAATTATTCTCTGAAAATAAATTTGAAGAGATCTTTGACTGTAAGAACGGTCATCCAAAAGTATTAAAAAGTTTCCTGAGCGGGAAGATTAGCCTGGAAACTCTAGTAATTTATGATAGAATATTCCTGTTCGGGAAAGACTTTGATAAAAAGTTAAAAGACCCGATTTGGGAGATTGTGAGTCTGAAAATGAAAAAGTATTCTCCTTTTCTAAATATCGATGTATTCCGTTACAAAAAAATCCTAAAAGAAATTGTTGTAGGAGACCAATGAGTTTTTTTGAATCCGAAGTCGTCCGTTCTGAGATGGCTGAAATTTCCGAAATGCAGGAGGAAATTTACCATAATGTATTTAAATTCTTCAAGATGACGAAGGAGGATAAAATCAAGCATGTTGATCTGTTGCAGAAACTGTTGAATAAGCAGCAAGTTCTTTATACTCGTTTGAGTTTATCTGACGATCCTGAAGCAAAAGCGATGAAGCAAAAAATTGCTGAGTCTGCTTCGATGATGGGTCTTGAACCAAATGTTGATATGAATGTTATCTTCGGCAATATGTCAAAACTGATTGACGTGATGCGAGAACAGATTGACAAGAACGACCTGAAGGATTAGAATAACGGGGTACACAAAGGCCAAATCCAATTCATACGAGGTACACATGTCTTTTGCTAATCTTAAAAAGCAATCCAAACTTGGTTCGCTCACCGAAAAACTGGTGAAAGAAGTCGAGAAAATGAGCACTGGTTCTGGTGGTGCAGATGAACGTTTCTGGAAACCAGAGATGGACAAAACCGGTGTTGGTTCTGCAGTGATCCGTTTCCTGCCTGCTCCTGAGGGTGAAGATCTTCCTTGGGTCAAAATGTATTCCCATGCCTTCCAAGGACCTGGTGGTTGGTACATTGAGAACTCTCTGACCACTCTGGGTCAGAAGGATCCCGTATCGGAGCACAATCGTGAACTGTGGAACAGTGGTAGCGAGAAGGATAAAGAAACTGTGCGTAAACAGAAGCGCAAACTGAACTACTACAGCAACATCTACGTTGTGAAGGATCCTGCGAATCCTCAGAACGAAGGTAAAGTGTTTCTGTTCAAGTTTGGTAAGAAGATCTTCGACAAGATTCTGAATGCAATGCAACCAGAGTTCGAAGATGAAGAGCCGATCAATCCTTTTGACTTCTGGGGTGGTGCTAACTTCCGCCTGAAGATTCGTAAGGTTGAAGGTTATTGGAACTACGACAAGTCGGAGTTTGACTCTGCTGCTCCCTTAATGGATGATGATGATGCTCTGGAAACTCTTTGGAAGAAAGAGTATTCTCTGTCTGCAGTAGTTGCTGCTGACCAGTTCAAATCCTATGAAGATCTGGAGAAGCGTCTGAAGTATGTGCTGGGCCAAAAGAACCCCGCTCGTGCTGTTACTGAACAAGAAGAAGAGTATGAATCCTATGTCCAAACTCCTTCGAGAGAAGAAAAAGTGATGGAAGAATTGGAAGCATCCTATCAGAAGAGCAAATCTGCTCCTTCTCTTCCCAATCTGTCAGTCTCTGACGATGAGGATGAAGATGATGCGATGAAGTATTTCCAGAAACTGGTTGACGAGTGATTACTCAAATAATCTGATATTATCACCCTTCTTCAAGGTGGAGTTCACATACTGATCTCCACCTTTTTTGTATGGCATAATATTGTCAAGATCATTGAATAGCACATTCAAATATCGTGGTTTAAGTAAGAAAATATTTCTTTTATCTTCTTGAATACGATTCTCATATTCATAGTTGGTTATGGGTTGGCC